AGCATGCTCGTTCCTTTCGTGGTTTGTTTTGGTTGCGCTTCGAACGTCACTTTACCTGAACTACCGGCCTTGTCAATAGCAAAGGCTACCTTTATTTTCCAATCATTGCCTTGACGTAACCGTTAGCAGCCGCTATTCTGCTGACCATGAAAACCGAACCCATCAAAAACGATTACCTGCACGGCTTCGTCATGGCGCTGCCGCAAGACAAGCGCGATGACTTTTGTGCTGCCTGCAAAACGACCTACGGCAACATGCAGCACATGATGTATGGCCGCCGCCCGATTGACGCTGATACCGCCATGTTCATGGAGCTGGCGTCGAAAGGAAAGCTGCGCGCTGATAAGTTGACGGATCGCGCGCCTTGGAAGAAATGGCTGGGACTGCGCAAGCTGTTCGTGGCCGAGTAAAGTTCAGTTGTTAAGGATTGCTTAACAACTGAACTGCATCAAGACGCATGGCTCATTTTGGATTTGCTGCCGCACAGCAATTACCACGCGGGATGGGCCAGCCGTGTTGGTGTATGCGAAAGCAAGTCGTGAGCAAGGCTGTGTCTTGATAAGACTCTCTATCGGCTCCGTGGACGCACGGCATAGACAATATCAACTACACCAGCAACTAGACCGGCACTACGGTGTCGGTCTTTTTATCGCTCTTAAAAACGCGATTGCCATACTGCGATTGTCGCGTACTCGAATAAATAGCTGAAGGTGTGCTTGCGCACCGACAAGTACCGGCGTAACGTGCGTTCCCTAAATCGGCAGTCGAATGCCATGAAATTGCGAAGTGAGAAAATGACCGTTTTAATTGACGCATCGGGAAAGTACCAATCAGGCAGCTACGCCGCCTTCGCAGGTAATTCGACCTTTCCTTGTGCGTCATTCAAAGGGGTTATGCAATGAGCGAAAAACTCAGTTACTCTGATCAATTAAAACACCCGAAATGGCAGAAGCGCAGACTCGAAATGCTGAATGCGCAAAACTTCTGCTGTCAGCGATGCAAATCAAATGAAGATACCTTGCATGTTCATCATAGGCGATATGTAAAGGGTCGGAACGTCTGGGAATATGACGACAGCGAATTGGTGGTTCTTTGCGAATTTTGTCACCAAGAAGAACATGAAAATTCTGAGTTTATAAATAAATTAATATTTTTAATTCCTGATGAATATCGCCAAGATTTCACTAGTTTGCTGGCCGGTATTTCATATGTATTTACATCCGATAATGAAATATTAAAAAATTCAGAACCATTGATGTTTATGGCTGGTATCGCGGCTATTAAATGTCGTGAGCTTGATCTTGAAGGGATGGAAAAGTTGAGCGAATTCTTAAAATATGAGGTTGATTTATCTATCGCTCGAAAATTAAACAAAAAAGCAAAATATTCGATTGGGGGAAAATAACCATCATGGCTGGCGATTGGCTAAAAATTGAATCTTGCACCCCGGATAAACCAGAGGTAATTGGTATAGCGGATTTGTTGGGAATTGCACCCGCATACGCATTCGGGTGTTTGTTTTTAGTCTGGCGCTGGTTCGATCAGCACACCACATCTGGTAACGCTTCATACGTTACCAAGGTAACGATAGATCGTTTATCTGGTAACGCTGGATTCGCCGATGCGATGGTTAAGGTCGGGTGGTTAGCTATCAATGAAGACGGGTCTGTCACCCTACCTCACTTCGATACACACAACGGAGAAACCGCTAAACAGCGGGGTTTGACGGCAAAAAGGGTTGCAAAAAGCAAGGCAAAAAGTAACGCAAATGGTAACGGTGAGGTAACGGGAGATGCGTTACCTAGAGAAGAGAAGAGAAGAGAAGAGAAGAGTAATACAACAACCTGTGAAATCACGTTCGATGAGTTTTTGAAGACCTGCTCTGAAAAAGGAGAGAAGCCAATTCCTGAAAACGATCCAATTTATTCTTGGGCTGAAAAAGTATCCATGCCTGAAGGTGTTTTAATCGTCTCTTGGCAGGCTTTCAAAAGACGGGAGTGGAAGGACGCTAAAGGGAAACCAAAAAAGTACAAGGATTGGCGTAAGGCATTCCGTAATTATTGTGAAAAACCTGATTGGCTAGGTGTGTTCAGTATCAACCGTGATGGTGAGTATTATCTCACTCCGGCAGGGAAACTTTTAGAGCGTGAAGCAAACTGGAGCGCAGCATGAACCACGACGAATTAGGATTAATGATACCGCCTCACTCGATTGAAGCCGAGCAGTCGGTTCTTGGTGGGCTGCTGATCGACAATAATGCAATTGATCGCATGGGCGAGATTGATACAGAAGCGTTCTTCTCGCTTGCTCACCGGTTAATTTATTCCGCAATACGAACTCAGGCCGCGCACGGAAAACAATGGGACACGATAACCACTGCTGAAATTTTAGAGTGTGATGGAAAACTGAACGATGCTGGTGGAATGGCGTACATCGGCAGGATGGCAAGCGAAGTTCCGAGTTCTGCGAATATTCGCCGATATGCCGACATCGTTCGGGAACACTGCACCCGCCGTCAGATCATGGTGGCAGCTTCAGAGCTTACTGCATCGGTGGCCAGTAAGGGGGATGTCGCAGTTGCGATGGATATGGCGCAAAGCCGACTGCAATCCATCACGGACGGCGTAAAGACCGATGAGCCGCGCAGCATCACAGATATTGTGCGCGAGCACTTTAATGTTCTTGAAACCCGCCTTGAAGGCGGAACTAAAGGGATACCTACCGGCATCCCTGAACTGGACGACCTGTTGAATGGCGGCTGGCACCGGGGGCAGGTAATCGTTGAGGGTGGCCGCCCGAGTATGGGAAAGACCGCTCTATCGCTCACCCACGCTATTCACGCCGCGCGTGAAGGTTATGGGGTATTGGTACTCAGCATGGAGATGGTTGCTGCCGAACTTGCAGACCGCGCCCTTGCCGCGCTTGGCCGCGTGAACCTTGGCCGGTTGCTGTCTGGAAAGCTACAGCAGGACGATTGGTCTGGAATTTCAGCGGCAACAGGGCAGATGCAGGACATACCTCTGCACGTCCTAGACCGTTCCGGCCTGTCGTTCTATCAGGTTGCCACCTACGCACGCCGCCACAAGCGCAAACACGGCCTTGACGTGCTGGTGCTGGATTACCTGCAACTCATGACCGGCAGCGATCCGCGCGCTCCGCGTCATTCTCAGATTGAGGAAATAACCAGAAGTCTTAAGTCGCTTGCGAAAGAATTGGGAATTGCGATCATCCTTCTTTCACAGCTTTCGCGTAAAACAGAAACATCTCGCCGCCCAAAAATGTCTGATCTCCGGGATAGTGGATCAGTCGAGCAAGATGCTGACGTGATTATTTTCATCCATACAGAGCAAGTTGATAACCCAGATACCGAATGGAAGGATTACAGCGACCTGTATATCGGAAAGAATCGGCAGGGTGCGCTCGGGCGGGTTGGCTTGAAATATATCGGCCATCAAGTTCGATTTGAACATTTCGATGGAACAATTCCAAACTGGGACAACGCACAAATAAAGCGTAGGGGTATGGATTGAGTGATGGCTAAAATAACCATAGTCCGTACCGGCGTTCCAATTCCAGAGGATGAAGTTTCTCTGGCTGCGCTGCGCCGCTGGCTTACCGAGTGCTTCAAAGGTGCGAACGAGGAAGAGGATCGGGCGTGGCACCGGTTCTGGCACAGGATGAAGCGGCTGGAGGCTGGTGAGATATCGTTCTTGGATTTCATCATCCCGCGCAATGGAAAATACCACAGGAAGTTCTTCGCCATGCTCGATGTCGGGTTCGATGCTTGGGAGCCGGATCGTGTGCGAAAGAGCTACAAAGGCCGACCGATGGAGAAGAACCGCGAGCAGTTCCGTGAGGACATCATCATCCTTGCTGGTTTCTACGAGCAGACGTTCGACCTTAAAGGGCGCTTGCGGATTCGCGCAAAGAGCATGAGTTTTGCGAATATGGACGATGTGGAGTTTGAACAGCTTTACTCTGCGGTGTCCACGGTGCTGCTGCGCGACGTGCTTAAGACCTACAAAGGGCGCGACGAGTTAGATCAAGTCGTTGATCGTATCATGGGGTTTCTGTGATGTTTTTGTTGTGAATTGAAAACTCTAGACAAACGCAATATTTCGTATATCATGCGCTATGTAAATTTTGAGTGAATATGGCTGAACGCGCACCGACGGTCGAAGAAAAGGATTACCACGATGCGCTGTGCCGCCACGTTGGATGTATCTGCTGCAGGCTTGACGGCGTGGTCAATGACTATGTGAGTGTTCATCACTTCGATGGGCGCACCAAGCCGGGATGCCATAGGAAAGTTCTGCCTTTGTGCGGGGGCCATCACCAGACCGGTGGCGAGTCTGCCCCGAGCGTGCATCCTTGGACTCGACGGTTTGAGGCTAAGTACGGTACGCAGGAAGAATTGAACGCGATGTGCAACGCTTTACTGGCTAAAATCGGAAAGGTATTTTTTCAATGACAGGTTTCCGCGATCCGCGTGCAAAGCACTTCGCCCTTGGCAGGCTCAAGGTTGGGGAGCGCAACAAAACGGAAGCCGCCTATGAGCATTTCTTGGAACTTCGCCGCCGCGCTGGTGAGATACTCTGGTTCAAGTTTGGAGCGATCAAGCTGCGCCTTGCGGACAATTGCTTTCTGACAGTCGACTTCGCTGTAATGACGGCTGATGGGTATCTGGAAATGCACGACATCAAACCAAACCCTCACTTCATCCAAGATGACGCGAAGGTTAAAATGAAATCCGCCGGAGAGGGCTTCCCCTTCCGGTTTTTTTACGTCTTCCCGAAGCGCAAAAGCGACGGCGGTGGTTGGGACGTGGTCGAGGTCTAAGGGGGAACGATGCAGATAGCCTATTTCGCAATGCCCGGCGTCGATGGACAATATTTCAATTGCTCCGCGCTCCGCGCCACCATCACCCCCGCTTCCTGCTCCGCGCGCTGGAAGAAGTCCAACCATCAAAGCGTATGCCATGCCTGCGAAATAGGCGCCCAGCACTCCGGCAAGACCGTAATCTCCCGCTCCGCAGTATCTGAATTGATGTGCGCCCGCTGCCACACAGGGGCTTCACGCCTCGTTCGTGGTTGCCTGTGCGTCTCATGCTGGAACCGCGAGGCCGAGGTCGTGAAGGGCTTCAACGCCAAGGGCACCCCACCGCGCCCGCATGAGTTGTTCTGGGGAAGGCCGGAAGGGCTGAAAAGCAAGACCGTATTCGTGCATAAAGTCGCGGTGTCTGTGGTAAGTGAATCGGCGGTGTCGGTGAGCAAGTTCGACCGGGTTGCCGACACGCTTGAGGCGATGCTCTCAGTCCTGCGCAAGAATGGGGACGCTATGTTCATGCGCTCCGCGCCGTACCAGTCTCCACTCCCATCTCTGTTCGGGGGCTGCTGATGTCCCTGTCGGCCTCCAACTGGAAAATAGAACCCCATGCATGCCGCATCTGCTTCGGCAGAATCCTTTCCCGCACAATGCCAGATGGATCGACCGTCTCGCGCTGCTCTGAATGCGATACTGAGGTGGAAGGCGGCCCGCACAAGCTGTGCTGCTGCGGCGTGAAGTTAAACGGTGGAAAGAATGCAGGGCTTCGGTGCTTGCCGAATCCGAATAAAACGCCGGAAGCTCCGGCGGCTATTGTTGTCAGAAAGGTTGAGGCATGAAAACAGCAACTACTCCCCCGAGCGCGGCCTTCGTCAATATCGACGAGTTGATCCCCTACGCGCGGAATTCTCGGACTCATTCTGAAGAACAAATTGCTCGGCTGGCTGCCGGGATGATGGAGTTCGGCTATACCAACAGCATTCTTGCGGACGAGAAGGGGATTGTCGCTGGCCACGGTCGCGTGATGGCTGCACAGAAGCTCTACGCTGCAGGAAAGCAGTTGCACTTCCCGAGCGGGGAACTTATCCCCGTTGGCATGCTGCCTGTGGTCGATGTTGCCGGATGGACTGATGCGCAGCGCAAGGCTTACATCATCGCCGACAATCAAATGGCCGCGCTTGCCGGTTGGGATTTGTCTATGCTGAAGATCGAGGTGGATGATCTGAAATTGCAGGGGTTCGACATCGAACTCACTGGGTTCACCGAGGCGGAACTTGACAAGATGATGCCGCCGATTGAGGCTGAAGACAGCGAAAAAGACCCCGACGAAGTACCTGTTGTTCCGGACGTGGCGTATTCAAAGCTCGGGCAAATTTGGTGCTGTGGGCCTCATAAAATAATGTGCGGTTCGTCGACAAGCAAGGCAGACTGGGACGCACTAATGCAAGGAGAGCTTGCCGATATTCAAGTCTGCGATCCGCCTTATGGTGTTGATTATAGTAGCGAACTTGCCGGTAAAATCAAGAACGACAATCTCAAGGATGATGAATTCTATAAATTCCTTCTCGACTTTTACACTTGCTCGTTCGGTGTAATGAAAGCTGGCGCGGCGATGTATGTGGCGCATGCGGATACCGAAGGCGCAAATTTCAGGGGCGCTCTAAAGAAGTCAGGCTTCCTGCTGAAGTCATGCCTTATGTGGGTGAAGAACTCGCTTGTGCTTGGGCGTGGAGACTTCCACTTTCGGCACGAACCAATACTTTATTCTATAAAGCCCGGCGGCGCACGGCGCTGGTACGGTGGTCGGAAGAACACGACCCTGCAAGATTTCGGCGATACCCCGATCTTCCAAAAGACAGAAGACGGGCGTTACGCCATTCAATATGGTGACGCGATTTTGTATGTGAATGCGGACGCCGTTGTTGAAGAGGCACCATCCACCCTGTTGCACTTTGACAAACCGAAGCGTTCACCAATGCATCCGACCACCAAGCCGGTGCGTCTGTGGGAAAAGTTGATCGGGTTCAATGCTCGCCCCGGTGACGTCATCATTGATGGCTTCGGAGGCTCTGGGACGACGATGATTGCTGCTGATCGTCTCGGTTTGAGTGCAAGACTCATGGAATTAGATGAGAGATTTTCCGACGTAATATGTGTCAGGTACTTCCAGTTTACAGGGAGGATTCCTGTCGATGCAAAAACAGGAGAATCTTTCCCAAAGGAAGTAATTGATCGCCTAACTGAAAAATTCGCACAAGCGTGAAAAAGTTGATCAACCTTGGCAATTTGTCGTGATGTGATAATTGGTGCATTCTCGGGGGTGCATCGCATGACCGCAACAATACTTTTCCTTAAAGCAACCCAACTTAAAACGATCACCGTCCCTGCTTACGTCAAGCGGGACGGTACCGTTGTTCCTGCGCATAACCAGTTAGTCCATTACAATCCCGACGCTGAAGTCCACGACATCGTCTCCGGCAAAGGCTCCCACTCACAGAAGATTGCCCACAAGAAGTTGATGGCAAAGCCCGGCTTTAAGGACTTGCCGGTCGACCACCAGTTTGCGCACATCCTTTCGCACGCGACGGATATCCAGAAGGAGGCGAGCAATTCTGCCGCGCTGTCGCTCTGGACAACCGCTTATGCCGAAGGCAAAACTCCGAGCACGGCGCAGCAGCTTGTGTTCTCCGACCTGCCGCTGGACAAGAAGCTGGTTCAGATCGGCAAGGCTGAAGCGAAAGGCGCCAAGGACTACGTGGTCTCGACGCTGAAGAAGGACGCCATCCTAACGGACGCTTTCGGCTCTGATCCGGTACCGGCGCAGATCGACCTGTGGCTTTCTGGCGTGCTGGCCGGTGTTGCTCCGAACTTTGAGCAAAAAGACGCAATGATGCATTTCATGCTGGATCATGGAATGGTCGGCGCGAAAGTTATCAATGCGGCCAGTGCGATTGTCGGTAAAGAAAAGTTCGGCGAGTTGATTAAGCACACGCCAAAAAAAGAGCGCGCGGTCGATCCGCACTCCATCCCCGGCGTCGCTGGGTGGCACGCCTCATTGGTGGAAGGTAAAGTTCCAACTGTCGAGCAGCACCAAGCGGTGACAGATGCTGGTTTTGATGCTGCATACAAAAAAGTCACGCAAGGAAACTCTCCGCAGGTTATCGCCAATTTGAACAGCCTGATCGACCAGTCTGCAAACCAATGGTTGAATGCATCGTCTCCATCAAACCCATCAAGCTCCGTGATCGGCGGCGTCGAATTCGAAGCTGTGCAAATGACCAACCAGAAGAACGGAGAGAAATACTGGCTACCGAAGGTTGTAGCAACCGGCAAGGTGCTGGATTACAAATCCCATGACTCGAAGCCGAAGATGTGGGATTACATGACGCATGAAGCGAAAGCGGTAGGTGCTGGTTGGGCTTCTTCTTTTGGTATTGCTCCACAAGCGCAAGAAACCGCTACGCCTAACGTCTGGCACATCGAGTCCTTCACTCATACCTCGAAAGGCCACAAGGTTTATGCCGTTCCGATCCCATTCAAGATGGGCGACGAGGAATACAAGGCGCACGCCGAAGTTGCGAAAAAGCACGGCGGGTTTTATTCGTCCTATGCGAAGGATGGCGCGATAAAGGGTTTTCACTTCAAGACTGAATTGGATGCTCAAGAGTTTGTGAAGGAGGCCGGTGCTGGAGTGACGTTCTTTATGCCTGCTGGTGCTCTGGTCGTTGATGATCCCAAGGAAGGCGATACCAAGACCGAGGACGGCAAGCAGTACATTCTCATGAATGGCCGCTGGCATTCATTGGACGAAGAAACCGGAACCGCCCCAGCAGATGATGTTTCGTTGGCGGAGATAGCTGCATTTCAAACAGGCAGCTTCTACCAAAAAGAAGCCCACAAGAAACTTTCCGCCTCGGATGGCTGGGCCGACGTTCCTGCTGCCGACAAACTCGTCGCGCTCAAGGAGTTGTATTCTCAGCTTCAAGGCGCTGCATCGCATTCTGCCGCCATATCGCTGTGGAAGAAGGCTGCGTTCGACGGCAAGAATCCGACGCTTGCCCAATGGAAGGCTTACCTGTCTCTGGAAGAACCGAAGCAGAAAGAGATTTTCAATCTGGTGGACAAGAAGGTCGGCAGTACCGCGCACTTGAAGCCGCTGGTCTCGAAGGATGCGCCGCCGGAGTTGGTTACCCCACAAGTCGCCCCCCAAGTTACCCCACAAGTCGCAGAGCCTGCGTGGAAACCGATGCAAGGCAAGAATCACTGGGGATTTGCGTCTGGGTTCGCGGACGGTACAGTGTTTGCTGACGGTACTGGCGCAAAGTACCAGCAGTCTCAATCAAACGGAGACTGGAAATTCAAGAAAAAAGGTTTCAGCCAATGGCAGCCGATCCAGAACTCGGTTTGGACTTCAGCCCTGAATGACGGGAAGACGCCTAACGGCGATTCTTTGCTTGTCGACACTGGCCCGAGCGCCGCCGAGACCCTGCTCGCTCAAAAGCAAAAGCAGGAGGCTCCGAAGATTGTCGCCACCAAACCGCTGACCGTATCCGTCAAGCAGACGACCTACGAGATGAAGACGGAAGGCCACAACAAGTTCTGGGCCGCGCACGTAGTCGGCAACAACCTGATCACTGTCTACGGAAAAATCGGCACCAAAGGCCAAAGCACCACCAAGGAATTCTCCAGCGAACTCGGTGCAAATGTGGCAATGGGCAAGCTCATGACCGAGAAAGAGGGGAAGGGCTACAAGTACGCCGGTACCCAAGACATCAATGTCAATCTGGAAGCTCCGGCGACCGCACCTGAATCGCCCAAGGAAGGCGACACCAAGCAAGGCGTGGACGGTACGCTGGTGTTCCATGATGGCCGGTGGCACTTGCAGGAAAAGAAACTTACGCCATCCGAGAAGAAGTCTGCCGCGCTCACCGCCGCGCTGGAGTCGATCCAGATTCCAGACTTCCTTGCGCTGGACAAGCACGTCAATGCCAAAAACTACCCGCCGCTGGCGCAGAGCATCATGGCTGCGACGGTGCTCAATGGTGCCGCAGGGTTCAAAACCTACGTGACCGCCTACGAAGGCGGCATGTTCGCATCCAAGCCGGGTGCCGCTGGATTCAAGACGAACAAATGCTCTCCCGACAAAGGCACTGCCCGCCAGAAGGCATTCGCCACGTTCTGCGCTCAGATCAAGGCCGTGCTGGATGCGCACAAAGGTGTGAAGCCGAAATCGGAAGGCACCCCTTCACCGGCTGCGCAGTTCTCACAACCTACACCGTCCCCCACGACCGCCAAGGCGATCAAGCTGCCCGGCATCAAGGTCGGCACCATCACCGCCCCGGACATCAAAGGTTGGGAGCAAACCGGCCCACAGAAAGGTTCCAACACTGGCGGACAGTACAAGGACAAGAACGGCCAGCAGTGGTACTGCAAATTTCCCGCCGATCCGGACGTCGTCAAGAACGAATTCATTGCGGCCAAGTTCTACCAGATGCTCGGGGTGGCTGTTCCAAACCTGAAGCTGATCAGCAAGGACGGAAAACTTGGGATTGCCTCGAAGTGGGTTGACGGCCTGTCCGTGGTCGACGCTCCGAAGCTCGCCAAGGCAAAAGGCGTGCACGATGCATTTGCCATCGACGCTTGGCTGGCAAACTGGGACGTCGTCGGGCTGGGGAATGACAACCTCATGATGAGCAAGGACGGTGCTGTGCACGTCGACGTGGGCGGTTCTCTGCTCTATCGCGCGCAGGGTGGTGCAAAGGGAGACGCTTTCGGGCCGACTGTTCCAGAATTGGACACTTTGCTGGACAAGAAGCTGAACCCGAAGACCGCCGCTGTCTATGGCAAGGTCACCGAGGAATCCATGCAGTTCGGGCTGCAGCAGTTGAACAAGATCAAACCCTCCCAGATCGAGGAACTTTGCGAGAAGGTCGGCCCGGGCACGGTCAAGGAGCAGCAGGCGCTCGCCAAGACACTGATCGCCCGCCGCGCTTTCATCTTGAAAAAGTACGGAATCCGCGACCAATGGAACGAGAAGCCGGTAGACGAGAGCAAGTTGTCCGTCAATCCGTCCGACTTACCGAAGGCGATTGACTTTGTGAACTACAAAGGCGCCGGTCAAGGTCTTTCTGGCAGCAAGCACGTCAACGAGAACAACACCAAGGACAGCGAGGCCATGATCGCCTTCGCGCTGAAGGGGAACCTGACCGCGCTGAAGGAGTACAAATACACCGCCGTAAACAAGGAAACCGGAGAAGCTATCGGGAAGGTATCGATTACTGACCACCCTGCGAAGCTGATCAAGGAGCAATGGTCTGGGCTGGTAGAGTTGCTTCAGTCCGTTGCCCACCCGCCCAAGGACACCCTGCCACTTCCGTCTGTTGGAAGCGCTGGAAGTGTCGAGGACATCTCGGACATGGTAGGTTCGTTCAACCCCTCCGAGCGCGTCGAGACCGTGGCCGCCGAGCACCGCATGGGATTCTTCATGAAGCTGGGGCAGATCGACGACGTTTCCGAGCTTCTGGAAGGCTACAAGTGGCACTTTTTGACCAAGCAGTCGGCGTGGGTAAAGGAATGTTATAATGGTTTCAGTAAGTTAAGCTCTGCCGTCAAGGCGTATGTCGGTGCGGTTCAGTCGTCTGGCTGGATCAACCACGTATTCTCGCAGGGTAAGAAAACAGTCAGCGCCTCCGGCAATGGCGGCAAGTTCGAAGGCGGAGTACAGACGCTGGCGGCCAAGGTCTACAAGGATGCGGTCGAAATTCCAGAGGGCGTGATCATGTACCGTGGAATGTCGGACAACACCGCAGGCAAGAGCATGACGCAGCAGTTCCTGAACGCGAAGCCCGGCCTGATCATCCAGAATACGGACTCGATGTGCTCGTCGTACAACGAGAACCACTCATGGGGTGGTGGCGTGCAGTTGAAGATTCGCTGCTCGAAAGGCTCCAAGGGAATACCTTCGTTCGCCAGCGGCAACTATGGCAGTGAGCACGAAATCACCACGCTGCCCGGCCAGCGCTTCGTGGTGCTTGGAGTTGAAAAGAGCGGCTCCGGCGTGAAGGTCGACGTCTTGATGCTGCCGCCGCACGACGGATATGTGGCTGAGTTGGGTAAACTGGAAGCGCTGGGTAAGGCGCTGATGATGATTTTCAGGGGGAAGTGATGGGTATTCAGCACGAAGAGATAGCGCCGGACTCGTTCAACGACGCGTTTAAGCCAAACTACCTCGGCAATCCGGAGGCCGTCGCTGCCCTGATCGCGTCTTTCTGCACGTCGGTGGAGAAGCTGGTCGGCGACGTAATGTATGGCCGCATCGCGCCGGAAGTGTTCACCGAGTCCCTGAAAGTTCAAATCCGGCTGCAGGCCGATATCTTTGCGGGGCGCGATCCGGAGTACATCACCGTCAAAGGCTACAACGAGCACAACCTTGGCTTCAAGCTCATGGCCGACCTCGATAACTGGTGGCAGGCCAACCGCGCGAAGTGGAGCGATGATCCGTTTTGCGTGCTGTTCGAATGGCTCGCCGTCATGGTGGCAGAGAAGGTGAAGCTGGCGGACGGGGACGAGATGTTGCTCGAAGTGATGCTGAAACCTTCAGTGCAGTGGGCCGTCCATGAACTGCTCGGGAACGAGGCCCGTGTATGAGCCAGATATTATTTCTCAAGGCCCATGTGAAAGGCCACCTACGCGACGGGAAATGGGTCAAGGACTACGACACCAAGACCCACGCCGCGTCGTTCAATGCGAAGTACGCCAACCCCGGGCAGAAAGTCCTCGGGCCGCAGTATGGTGGGCAGAAAACCCTGTTTCACGTGGAACCCAAGTTCTACCCGAACGCCAAGCCGCACCCGAATGCCCCAAAGACCAAGGTAAACGAGCCGAGCGATCCGTCGCACCACATAACGTGGATTAATCCGCTGACCGTGGCCACCTTTGTGCCGGGCGGCAAGTGCCCGCCTGAAATGAACGGCATTCCGTTCGCGCCGTGGGACGCTCCGAAGACGGAGGAAGAATGGGCGAACGTTGAAGGCCAGCTTGATATGGAAGAACCAGACCTCATGGTGGCGCTGGGCAAACACGCGGCCTCTGGTGTTGTTATTCAGGAGGATGATGGGCGGGTGTGGCTGACCTGTCCTACGAATGGCTTCGGCGGATATTTATCGACCTTCCCAAAAGGTACCGTAGAGGATGGTGCTGAAATGTCGCTGCAGCAGAATGCGATCCGCGAGGTATTTGAAGAGACCGGACTGAAAGTCGAAATCACCGGCCTGCTCGGAGACTTCCAGCGGACTACTTCAACCACACGGCTTTACACCGGTCGACGGGTAGCTGGAACGCCATCAGGTGCTGGCTGGGAGGCGCAGGCCGTTAAGCTGGTTCCGATGCACAAACTCCATGCCGAACTGAAGGGTGTCGACCACGCCGTTGCTGCAGCGCTGGGTGTTCCTGATGAAGTTGACAAATAACATAGCAACCGCTACCATGTGTCTTCCAACTTAAACAAGGAGACAGATATGTGGATCATGCTTAAAAATTCGTTTTTGTCCGTGGTGCATAAGGATTGCGAAAAGGACGAGCTTCTGGTTCGTGCCCGCCGCAAAGGTGATATCGAGAAGGTATTCCCTTGCGCCACCGTGAACCGCACCCCGGGTGTTGATTACCTGTACCGTGCCGCGATCAAGCGCGAGGTCGTTGCTCAGGCGATGACCGACATGCTGATGTCCTACACGGCTGACAACTTCAAGAACTCGGTCAAGGACAATCAGCTGCATACCGCGTACATGGGAATTTGGAACATCATGGCCCGCCTGCAGCATCCGGCTCCATACACCCGTGGCGCAAAAGAGCTTTTCTGATGAACGTCCACCACGTCTGGTTCAACTTCAAAACCCGGGCCGCTGCAGTTGCAAGTCGGCTCTGGCATTTCGTCGATTTTCTCAATGACGGGGAGGGATTCTTCTCGGCTTGGGAGCATTCAGGGAGGGTGGTATGAAAACTTACGATGACAAATTCAACTATCTGGGGCCGCTGCCGAAGATTGAGAGCCTGTTTGTTTATGGCCTCATCGGTACGTTTGCGCTGATTGATGTCGTTCTTTTCGCGTTTGGACTGATTCCATGAAGCGCCGGATCGAGCGGATGTATCAACGCGCGGCCCGTGCGTTTTGGTTCTGGATGGCGACGCGGGTATGAAAAGAATCAGCGCATGGAACCGTTTTGCATGGGGAGTCGAATTCTCCACCCCCGGCGAAAGGCCTATTCTGATCGGCACGGCTTGGATGAACCCGCGCCCGATATCGCAATATGAAGGCGAACCTACGCGGGCAATCCTGTTTATGACTCGGCAGCAGGCGCGGGATTGGTGCTCAAAAAAGAAGGCATCATATGCTGGGCATGGCGACTGCTACTCTTCGTGGAAGTTCAGACCAGTGAAAGTTATCGAATCGGTGAAGCGCGCATGAGCACCAAACGCAAAACCGGCCAGTCCGGCATCGCCCTGCTTCAATCTCGAAGCTCCGCCATGCTGGATGAAGCCCAAAAGCGCGACATCTCCATTGCCTACCGCGCCGCTCTGGTGGCCATGACAAATGATCGCGGTACCGAGCAGCTTTGGCACACGCTGGCCTGTGCCTTGAGTATCGCTGGGGTGATGCTGGAGTTGAAGCTCTGCTCGGAGACGAAGCAGATCATTCTGGATGCTCAGGACGCTCTGATCAAGGCTGGTGCGGTCTCGCGCAGCACTGGGAAGTGGGCGATTGGCTCGGGTGAAATGATTATCAGGGCTGGTTTGACGGCGCTCGACCGGCAGATGGAAGTGGCTACGGTTGCTCAAGTCTCGGCGGCGATGAAGCGAGTATTGACGCAAGTGTCGTGATGTCATCATCAATTAAACCCTCGGAGGAACCATGTCCAATCTCGAAACGCTCAAGTCTGAAATCGACGCCCTGACCGGCACGCCGCTTGCGAAAGCACTGCCCAATGACGAACCTGTCGACCTCCTGAAGTCTCATATTGAATCCTACACCCGCAAGGATGGCGCTGTCGTGAATGCCCATGATGACAACCGCGTGAAGAAGGTAGATTTTCATGCGAATGCTCATGCAGCCCACAAAGAAGCAGCCGCCAAGGCGACAAATGAATACGCGAAGCCGTTCAACCCCAGCATTAAGCAGGAAAGTGACGCGCATGACAAAGCGTTCAAAGACATGCATGCCCACGGCCATGCTGCTGGTGCTCACGAGATAGCTCTGGCGCATGCCAAGGCAGGTACGAAAGAATCCGACTTCTATTCAAAGCAGGCCGATTCCGCTTCCAAGTCTGCAGGCGAAGTTGCCCAGTCAAAAGCGGCTGAGAAGAAGCCATCTGCTGTTCCTCCGATCCACGCCCACACCGACAAAATCCGCGCGCTGGCCACCGAGCGCAAAGGCAACAAAACCAACGACCATGAGCAAATGAATGCCGTTGCCGACCATCTGGACAAAGGCGATCACGCCTCCGCCGCTTCTACTTTGAAGAACATGGACACCGAGCCGCGTGACGCTGTGCTGGATCACGTTCATCCCGCCCACCGTGAAAAGCTGGGCTTCAAGAACAACGACGAAGCAAAGAACACCGCCAAGTTCGAGAAAGACCATCCAGCTCCGGAGAAGAAGGTTGTGCTGAAGAAGCCAAAAGCCAAGCCAGAAGGTAAGGAATCCGCAAAGCCAGCCGGTGAAGCATCCCCCCAAGGCGACGCCAACGAAAAAGGTTGGGACAAGCTGCACGACGACGAAAACCCCAAGCACGCCCTGTCCGGCTTCTCATCCAAAAATCTCAGCAAGGTTGCCAAGGGCGATGCCGACCTTAACGATTATGCTCACAAAGAGCTTGCTGGTCGCGGCATGGACTCTGATGGTAACTGGATCGGCTTCGACAAAGCCGCCGAGCACCACAAAGAAGCCATCGGCAAGATTGCCAGTCACAAGGCTCCGGGCGCGTTCAATGGCTACAAAAACAACGAAGAGGAAGATGGCAGGGATACGCTCGGCATGCTGCACACCAAGGTTCTCTCCGCTGCAGCCAAAGGCCACCTTGACCTGAACAAACGCGCCAAGGATACGCTGGCCGGTCGCGGGCATGACTCGAATGGTGACTGGGTCGGGTTCGATAAGGCCAAAGAGCACCACTTCCCCAAAGGCGAAAAGGCCGAAGACAAACCTCTAGCCAAGAGCGAAGACGCCGCCGATCTTCTGAAAAGCCACATCAACGCCTACACCAAAAAGAACGGGGTGGTGGTTGGGGCGCATGACGACAATCGCTCAAAGAAGCCTGCCTTCATGATGAAGAAGCCGACCGACAAGCATTACACGTTCCACGACCACGAGTCCGGCGAAGAACTGAAGGATTATCAAGGTATGGCTCGGGACGATCATAGCGGTCAAACATCGTATTTCCACACCAAGATTGAACCGAACGGTGAGCGGTCGTTTACTTCAGCGAATGGTGAAGTTGGGAGCGAGGTGGTTCTGTCTGCTGGTGAGGCAAAAGGACAAAAGGCTGTTGTTCTCAAAACAAATGTAAACCGAGGTGCTGAGTCCGGTCTGGTGCAGCTTAAAATTGTGAGCACTGGAAAGGTATTGACCGTTCCACCATTCTATTTTGGCAAGTCGTAAGATCAACCACCAAAGGACTGAACCATGAACTCCAAACCCATAGGCCGCCCCATCCTGAATGCTTCCCAAGTGGTAGCCTTCACTGGTACACCCGGGGTATCGACCGCCCTGCCGCGCGGCGTCACATGTGTCCGCCTGATCGCCTCGGCTGACTGCTTCGTCTCGATCACCCCCAATGGTGCCGCCCCGACCGCCGCCGCCGACATGCTGATCAAAGCCAATGCACTGCCTGAATACTTCCCCATTTCGGTTGGGGATAAAATCTCCGCGATCCAGTCGTCCACCGGTGGCAACCTGTACATTACCCCGATAGACCAGTCAGGTAATTAACCATGCTCCCCGCGTTCCGTGTTCCTGTCAGCAAGGCAGTGAAACCGGAACCGGCGACTGAAGAGGATTTGGAATGCTCGCGCTGCGGTGCCGCTCTCAATCCGGATGAAGTCTCATATTCCGGCCCAGAGGACAGGACAGCAGACCGTAATGACCCCACCCAATTCACCGAGGTGGTTTGTTTCAAGTGCGACCGCGCCCCGGCGCACTATTCATTTGTGGAAGAGGATTGAATGACAAAGCTCCGGATATTCCCCACCGCTGGACACTGGGTACCAATCGGCGACATGTTCCGCGTAAAGCACGGCCCCCAGACTTGGCCTTGGTGGAGACTGGCATCGGTATCTGTTATCCGCGCTTCTGGCGTGATTCTTCCATCCACCGGTTACAACGTCTGGCTCTACACCCGCTGGGGCGCTTACCTGCTCGGCGTGTATTTCGACCGGCGCAACTGAAAGGCCCACAATGTCCATCGTCTACCTCGCCTGCCCCTACTCCCACCCTGACCCTGAAGTGCGTCACGCGCGCTTTCTGGCTGCAAACAGGGCCGCTGCCCGCCTGATGGAGCAAGGTCTGGTGGTGTTTTCCCCGCTTTCCCACGGCCACGCCATTTCCAGAACCAGCCAATTGCCCACAGACTACGAGTTCTGGCGCAAATCCTGCCATGCCTTCATGCGGGCCTGCTCGAGCGTGACTGTCCTGATGCTCCCCGGCTGGGAGGAATCTGTCGGGATCGCGGACGAGTTGAAGATTGCCGAGGCGCTCGATCTGCCGGTGGCGCATTTGGCTGAGGACTATTGATGATCGACCAGATCGGTATTGCCGCAACTGGCGTGACTGCCATCTACCTATCCCAAGACCACCGCGAGAACTGGCGCAAGTGGGCGTGCATCTTCGGCTTGCTTGGACAGCCTTTTTGGCTATACGCCACCTTCACCGCCGGTCAATATGGAATCTTCGGGCTTTGCTTCCTGTACACTTTGGCTTGGGCACGTGGGCTGAAGGCGCATTGGTTTAAATCATAGGAATACAGACGTGGCAAGAAAAACACTTAGCACTTGGCAGGAAATACGCGCAAAGCGGGAGGCTGGCATCTCTTTCCCTGAACTCGGGAGGATGTTCAAAATCTCCCACCAAGCGATCCAGAAGCGTGCGAAGAAGGAAAACTGGGGGGATGGCTCGGACTATGCAGAGCCTGATCCGTTATTTTGGGATGACAGCGAACTATCTTTCAAGCTACTTCTCGTTTCGTCCTTGCGTGATGGGTCGCTGTGTAAAGCCTATGACTTGGCGCCATGCCTGAAAGTAGTACGTGAATTCAAAATCCCGGGAGCCTTCGTCGATATCGTCTCTTTCCATGCAGACGGCTCCATTTCAGTCTTTGAAGCCAAGCGAGCAGGTTTGTCGTTGCGGGACTATATGACGGGGATCGGGCAGCTTATGCATGCGTCTGTTCAATTCGGGATGGCATTTTCAATAACCACTCGGCATGTACGGTACGTTCTTGCCACACCAACAGCAACGGATGCTCATGTCGGGTTCGCCTGTCTGGCTGCTGGCATTGAATATATGCCATTCGGAACGATTGAAGAGTACAACCAGATAAAAAGAGAGATGTATGGCAAGGCTAACCCCTGAGCAATGGAAGGCAATTCAGACCCACTTCGAGTATGACCTTGATGAGCCGAGTATCGACATCGCCGCCGCCCGCGCTGAGAAGGAGCACAACTTCAAAGCCCCAGCTCGCTCGAACATCTACACCAAACAGAAGAAGGAAGGATGGCAGCGCAAGGGTAATCTGAACGGCATCAACCAAGCGGCACAGCGTCGTGCGGATAAGTTAGTAGATGCTAACGGTAAGGATGTGAAGCAGGACAAACAGGACAAAACAGGACAAAAAGCGGGGGTGAAACAGGACATCATTCCTGTTGTAAATTCTGCGGCCCAAGAGGCGAAAGACCGCGACCAGTCGCTTGCTGTCCGCTCCGAGGTCACCGTCAGGCACCGCAAGGAGTGGGGCCATATCGGCATCCTTCGGAACGAGGCATACACCTACCGCGATAAGAAGAACTACCCAGACCGTTACGACCTCGCCACGTACTATGGCCTGCTCAAGTCAGCCAAGCTGGCGGCTGAAATAACCGCGATCCAGCAGGCCGGTGAGCGCAAGGCATGGGGTATGGATGTGCTGGTCGACCCGGGAATGGTCAAGAATCTGAGCGACGAGGCACTTGAAGCAATCGCTTCCGGCAAGAACACGTAATGGCAAAACCCTCCGCGCAAGAGATGGCGATGGCCGAGCTAGAACTGCGCCGTCGCCGTAAAGTCCAACTCACCATGCCCAAGGAAATCATCATTCCGGGCGACATGACCTTCACCGACTGGTGCATCCAACTCGGGAAGGACGGCCTGAAGGTGGACGGCATCGCCTTCAACCTCGAAAACCGCCCGGCCATGCGGTTCATCTACGACCTGATCCCATCATCCCCCGAGCAAGCCTTCGGCAAGACGCTGGTGCTGCAGAAGTGCGCGCAGGTCGGGTTCACGGTGCTAGAAATGCTGGCTGCGATCTACTTTGCCCTGAAATGGCAACCGTGCAAGATTGGCATGTACCTGCCGGACATGAAGTTGGCCGGGGTGAAGTCCTCCATCCGGTTCATGCCGATCATCCGGACGGTGCCGGTGGCGTACCGCATGCTGGTGGGCGAGGATGGAAAGTCCGGCGAGGGCAACGTCCTTACCCGGTCGATGGGGGATTCGCATTTCCACTTCATGTGGACTTCCGGCAAGGCTATGACCGAGTCGATCCCGCTGGACGTTCTGTCGTTCGACGAAGTGCAGGAAATGGTCATTGACGATATGGAGAAGACCTCCGAGCGTCTGTCCGCGTCGCGTATCAAGTTCACCATCATGGGATCGACCGCCAACTGGCCGGACGCCGATATCAACTTCTTCTATAAGAAGGGCAATCAGCTCCGGTTCTTCACCAAGTGCGCGCACTGTGGCGCCGAGCACCTGTTCGACGAGGAATTCCCTGAATGCATACGTTTCAACGAAGGCGCGATCATCGGTGCGCCTTTGAATGAGTATGTATACGTATGTAAACAGTGTTCGGGCTGGATCGAGGATGCCCAGCATGGCGAGTTCCGTGCAACTGCGGAGCCGACCAACCGGAACATCATTTCTGTGCACTTTGCCCAGTTCCTTTCCCCGACCATCACCCCTCGGGAAATAATCGAGGCCTATCAGCACGCGAAGGACATCAAGAATTTCTATAATCGCAAGCTCGGAAAACCATACACCGACCCGACGCAAGTTCCCATCAACCTTGAAATCCTCAACGCCTGCGCAGACGAAGGCAAGCGGGCCGGTATCGTCTGGAAGACTACGGGCAAGCAGACATTCATGGGCGTGGACAACATGGGCGGGTTCTCCTGCGTGCTGCTGTCCGAACGTCTGCCGGATGGCCGGATGGCTCTCATCCATGCCGAGGCAATCTACGGGATCAACCCGTGGGCGCGGCTCGACGAACTGATGGAGGACTACCGGGTCGCCGTGTGCGTCTGCGAGCAGCTGCCGAACTATGACAGTGCAAAGCAATTCGCCCAGCGCTGGCAGGGTCGGGTTTTCCTTGTGTCGTCCTACAAGAACATCGACGACGACATGCTGCAGTGGGGGGATGCGGTTCTCTCGAAGGCAGACCGGAAGACCGACGAAGATGCGCGCGACCGGTACACCTTGGCGCTCGACCAGTACAAGATGATGAGTTGGGCCTTTGGCCGGATAATTCGCAAGACCACCCTCTTCCCCGATCCCGCAGGGTTGGTGCAGGACATCGACGAAAAGGGCGTCAAGCGCAAGATGCCGGTGCTGCGCGACGTAGTCTGGGCGCACTTCATGAAGACCGCTCTGGTCACCGAGAAGGACGACGACGAGCACAAGATGCGCCGGAAGGTCGTCAAAATAGGCATTGACCCACACTTCTCGTTCGCTTATATGTTGCTCTGCGCGGCATGGTGTCGTGCCTACGGAACCTCGACCTTCATCCTGCCGACTATGGAAGATGGGAAATCAGACCTTGCTATCTCCGCCGAGAAGGCTGGACTCAACCCTACGGTTGCTGGGCTGATCCACAACTATCGGGAGGGGACGTGCGGCAAGTGCGCGAACTACGACGGCACGGCCAAGTGCACCGAGCGTGGGTTCTTAGTCAAACCTGAAGACCCCGGCTGCCCCGTCTACGTCCCGATTGGTGGCTGATTGTCCGCTTTGTGTCGTGATGCGACATTGAAGGCTCGGGACTACCCTTTCCACCGGATAAAACTTTCAGGAGACTTTCATGGCACTTTCCGTACTAGCAAAACAATGGCTGCGCACAGCGGTTGGCAACAACGATTACGGCAACGAGATTATTGCTGCGATTGAATCCCAAGGCTCCGGCCCTGCAGCAAAGGTAGCATCCATCGGTGGAACCACCAATCTTCCGGCTGCAGTCGTTGCTCCTGTGACCATGACCGGCGCAGCAACTGCTGGCGGTGCAACACCGTCGGCCACGAACGTCAACACCGCAATCGACGCTGCCACCGCCCAGATTAAAGGCTTCCTCGATGTGAAGGCCGACAACGTCGATATTGAAACCCTGCGCGTTGCTGTTGAAGCGCGTCTGGATGTGGTTGAAGCCAAGGTGGACGCGATCATCTCCGCGCTGACGCTGGCCGGTTTGATGACAGCTTAAGGAGGAGTCATGGCTTTTCCGAAATGGAAATATCGCAAGCACCCGACCTTGGGTGTCTTCCAGCAGACGATGGTTTTGACTGCCGAGGCCGAGGCTGAACTGGATGCGGACTGGTCGGACGATCCTGCATCGACTGGCTTCGCTGTGCGCCCAGCTTCGCAGATTCACACCTCGCACATCACGCCCGAGAATCAACTGCATGAAGTTGTGGCAGATGCGAACGGTGATCCTTTGGTCGCCGATATTAAGATGGAAACCACGGGGGATGTCAGCAATGGATAAGTCAAAGAGCAATATCCGCCGCAGCTGGAAGTTGCGCCGGAACATCCTCGTCGCTCTGGTAGGCATCGGCATCGAGCAGATGATGGTGCGCATGGGCCTGATCGCCTGCGTGTCGAAGCTGAACTACAGCCAAGCCTGCGAACAAGCCCAATTGAACGCCACGACCACCACGGTCGGCAATGCTGGCCTGATGTACATCTATTCAGGCACTCAGCCGTCCGGGCCTGCCGGTGCAGATGGTACTCTGGTGGTCGGGCCTTTCACCCTCGGGACTCCATTCGCGCCCGGTGCCTCGGCTGCTCTCCCTTCTGTGCTCAGTCCTACGCTTCCGGCAAACGTCAATGCGACGAACGCCGTTCAGCCGACGTGGTACCGCATAAAGACTGCCGGTGCTGTAGCTGTGCTGGAT